GAGGCATTGAACGCAATACTAACCCGATGGTGCAGGTCGCGTTCCCCAACATGAACGCCGAGGATCGTGAGTTCCTCATGACCGGCATTACCCCCGCCGAGTGGAACGAGATGTTCCCAAAGGTAGAGAGTGAGGATGAATGAAGCTGTCCGAAGTAATCAACAACCTGGAACCAGATTGTAAGTCTACAATCGAGGCCATGGTTTCCAAGGCGGGGCTGAATGGGGACGCAACCATAGATCAGTTGGCGTCCTTATACCCCCACACCGACACCGGAATGACCAGGGACGAGCGCTTAGCGCTCGTTTCCCTTGTCTTTATCCGAAGTAATAGGTTCGCTCCCAAATTGGACTTCCCTAAAAGGTGCGAAATACTTGCCCTATACCGGAAGGGACTTACCAGGGACGCGTTGTCTTCTATATACAACGTGGATAGGCGCACCATAACCCATATTTACAATCCAGCTTCGCCACACTACAAGAACGTGCGGCAGGCGGAAATCGGTATGGGAACAGAACGATTCCAAGAGACTTATCTAACCCCCGACGCATTGAACAAGGCGCTGGCATTTATAGAGGAAAGGAAGGATAAAGGTATAGGAACTATAAACAATAAGCACGCCAATAAGAAGGCTGGTATTCACACCATGCGCGGCGAAATGTGCAGTTATGACCATCGCGTTATGATTCAATGGCGCGAGGACCCAGTTCCCGGCTGGTATTACTGCGATTTGGATGGAGATTTTCCCGACAAATGGTTCACCACCGATGAGAATTCGTGTAAAACCAGCCAAGCGTGTTATGTGGGAGCATTACGTGACATAGCAGATAAACTGCTAGGAAGCATGGCTTGACAAGGACACGCGGCTGTGCTACACTGTCACATGGAGGAGGCACATGAATATTCATCACACGAAGATCAAGCAGGCAATGGCCATTGGCTGCCATCTAAGCGCGGAATCTAGCCATCGTTTCCGTATATTCTGGCCTCAGCAATCGGTTGAGCTATTCGCTCACTCTGTGGACGAAGCGCTAGACGAAATGCGCGCGACCCAAAGCATTCTACACCACAATCCAGACTACAAGATGGTGACCAACCATATAAACTTGGATGTAATTCTAACGAATCGAATAACTGGCAAGATGATGAGGGAATCCCCTGCTTCACCCAGCGAAATATGGGCAATCATTGAGGCGGAAGAAGACCACTGGGTAATGCCATTAGGAGCGCCCCCTCCGGAGGAAGAAGCCAGCGATAGAATAAGCGGGGTACACATAAGTGGTACCGTTGCTCACAAGGAGGGTGTTCCGGCCGGGGATTGTCCCTATCCTGAAGAGAGCGACGATTTTGCTCGTTGGAACGACGAGTGGGACGAAGCCGCTGAGAAGGCACTAAACCCGCCACCCAAAGGATCGGTGGTGACGAATCGATATCGGGCTACATATTCGGAGTTTGGGCACCCCACCCATTGTGGGGACGAACTGGCCATTCTACTCAACAACATATGCCTCAACAAAGCGGGCACGAACATAGACCTGTTCGAAGCGATCTGTGTCGCTAACGGCGTAAGTTTAACGAAGTACGATCGTATTGCCAAGGGATGGCAAGGCCGCCTTCGTATGACTGGACGAAATCTGCTCGCCAAGAAGATAAGGGAGAACGGCGGCAAGTTACGGATGCCGGAGAATATGAGCCCCGATGAATACAGAATGAGTAGAGAATGGCTAGAATTGGCAGAGAAGAAATACAAGCCCAAAACGTAGCTGCCCCCGGCACAGGTACCTCAGCCGGTGGGTAGCTACGCCACGGGGCGGCGTACCGTACGCGGTGCGCTGTCCCACCCCGCCAGCTGCTGACATAGCTGGCCCACCCCGCAGCCCACGGCGTATCATACGCCCGCAGCGCACAAGGAGACGACAATGAAAGAGTTGTCCGCAGAACAAGTAAATGAAGTAGAGAAACTGGTGATTTCGCTAGACCAGGCGAAAGACGCCGTGAACGAAAAGTTACTTGAACTGAATAAGTATGTCGACGAACTTAACGACAAGATTCAAGCATATAACAATGCCCTTAAGAACGCAAGGGATTTTTGTGACAATATCCTAGAAAGCATGAAAAATTACTTCTCCGAACAAGAAGACGACTGGCGCGAAGGCGATGAGGGCGAAAAGTACACTGGTTGGATAGATGAGTGGGATGAACCCAATTTGGAATACCTTAATTTGGTCAACGAAGTAGAAATTGAGGGTCTTACTCACGCCGAGGCACTACAAGACCTGTCCACGTCGCTTGAATAGTCATTAATATCTTGACAGCCGACCACGGCTGTGCTATACTGCTATCTGTGCCCCTGACAAGCCGCGACGAGGACCAAGGGTTGGCCAACCCCCTCGTCGCGGTGGGGCAAATGGGGACTTCATGGAACAAATCAAGGGTGGATTCGCATTTAGCGATGCTGATGAGAAGACAATAAACCAGCAGCGAAGTATCACCGCCCAGATAAACAACAATTTCATACAAGTCGGTGCCGTATTTCTACAAATGTCCGGCAAAAATCCGTTCACTACGGATTGGCACAAAAAGAAATTCAAGGACACTAATCTCCAAGAATGGATCGACGACCCCGATATGAGGGTCTTAAATCTAGGCTTCAACCTACAATTTGGCTGGTTGGACGTAGATATCGACGCCGAAGACCCCCGCTACAACAAGTGTATACTAAGCGCATTCAACTTCCTGGATATCGACACTAGGTTCGCCTTTGGGCGGTTATCCAAGAATGTCCCATCCCACATTATGGTTCAGCTGAGCGAATCTGACCTAGCAAACTACGACATGATGAAGGAGTTTGAACCCAATGAGTTCAAGTTGGATAGTAAAAGATATAAGTGCGAACTACGTTCCATGGGACCGGTTCCGCCAGAGGCACAAAATACTATCAAAGAAGCGCGCCAAACCGTTATGCCCGGAAGTATCTATATTCATAAGACCAAATCAGGCGAATTTGATATTTCGGTATGGTACACGAATACCGGCAAGGCTGCTATCTCGGTTGGTGAAGTCGCCGCTACCACCCCAAGAAAGACGGCCTTCTCATCGCTGATTACGGGCATCGCATTCGGCACCTTCCTATATATTCTACAGCCCCATTGGGTTGAAGGTACCCGGCAGAACTTAGCCATCAAGGTAGCTGGTTGGCTTGCGCGCTTAGTGCGCGAATCCAGAGGCATCAACGAAAACGACAACGTATCGCGCGGCACTTATTGCCCCGTTGGTACGCCCGAAATGGCCGAGTCCATGTTGGACTTCCTATGTGGCGAATTAGGCGACCACGAAGCCTTCATGAGAAAGCGAGTATTCCGTGACGCTATTAAAAAGCTGGAGAATAATCCGGATGCTAAAATTCCCGGCTGGCCCGCGCTGGAAGGTGATATCGGTACAGAGAGTATACTTGCCTTACGAACAGTGTTCATGCCGGGTGTGGATGTTTCGCCTCTCACGAAGATGGCGGATCGTTATATTTACGATGAAACCGATGACAAGTACATTGACCGAGAACGATTCTACACCATATCGGGATTCGTTCACGATGGGGCTGAACTTGATCGCAGACACCGAAATGACCTTATGGAAGTAGCGGGCAAGATGAAGCCTGTGTTCAAGCTGTTTGAGTCATCGCCGCTGCGAAGACGAGTAGGTGGAAGAGACCTCTACCCCGATTTTAAACCAGGCTCTATATTCAGACTATCCCGCGCAGGCGGTATCATTCCGGACGACCAAGATAACGAATCCGGTATGATGACTGTGTTCAACACTTGGCGCGGCTGGCCTATTCTACCAAGCCAAAATCCGGACCCTAATCTATTGGCTAAGTGTAATTCTATGATGGACCAGTTATTTGAATACCTAAGCCAAGGCAATAAACAGCAAGCGGAATGGCTAAAACAATGGATCGCTTGGACAGTTCAGTTCCCTGGCCAGAAGCAACAAGTTGCTCCGGTACTGATTGGTGGCCAAGGGATTGGCAAATCTTTCTTTGGGAATGTGTTCCTGGAGCAGTTATTTCAGAACCAATGGGGTTCCGCGTCACCGAAAATCCTAGAAGGTGCATTTTCTGTGGAGCCATTTATCAACAAAATGTTCGTATTCATAGACGAAGCGAAATTCTATAGTGAAGCTAGCACCGACGAAATCAAGAAATTGATCCGCGCCGATCGCCTTGGCGGGGCCGAGAAGTTCCAATCCGCACGAACCTACCGCATATTTGCCCGCGTGGTATTCGCCTCCAATCGATTTGACATGAACATCGGCCAACAGAACACACAAGACCGCGCTTTGTTCTACATGAAGACATACGACAAGGACTTCATGAAGCAGACCGAGCAGGGGTTTAAGAATTGGACGGTTACTCTCAAGCCATTCTTCGACGAGTTTAATGCGTTCATTCACCGCATGGATGTTAAGGAGCACTTCATGTACATCTTCAATACGATGGGAGTAAATCGTCATGACCTTGAAAATACAGCACTTTCCTCTGGTTCTGACAGTCACATCATTGAATCCAACATGTCTTACGCTAGGCGAGTTGCTAAGGCAATTGTCGAGGAAGGACGCATCTGGGAAGATTTGGACATATCAGCTCCATTCACCACAGCCGAATTTAACAAGCGGGTTAGTGATACTTGCGAATCAGCGCGAATTAGATTTGTCCAACCCCGACATGTATTTGAGGAATTTACAAGCGCCGGGCTGATAGAGGCTTGGGTGCACGGATCGTCCAAATACTGGCGCTTCAAATCCAAAATAGGTACCCTCACCGAAGAATTCGGCAATGCTATAGGGGTGAAGTTGGAATCCCGGTTTGAGTTCAGCGATGATGACTTCGGGCCAAATACATCGGAATTTAAAGGGGCGAAACCGTGGAGAGGGAACTCAGGAAGATTTGGCAACCTATAATATTCAAGGGGTACTTGACAGCAACGCGCGGCTGTGATATAGTCGCGTGTAGGGGATGGACCCCAATAACAGGAGACTGTAATGAGTGAAGAGACCAAAGCGCCGGAAGCCGAGACGGAAGTGAAGACCACGAAGTCGATTGTTCCGTCCAAGTACTCCGGCCGATACAAGAACGGCGGCGAAGACCCGCTCGCGATGTTCATTAAGGCGCAATGCGCCGACGACAAGGGGTTCAGCTTCGACAAGTTCTTCGAACTGTGCTCCAAGAACGGAATCGCGCAGGAGAAGGTCGACCACTACAAGGGCCAGGTCGCTGAGAAGCGGCACGGTGCCGAAGGTCGCGCTCGTATGACCCTTCGGAACATGCTGGCGACGTTTGCCCGCAAGAACGGCAAGCTGGTGGGTCTGGACGACGCGGAAGTGGAGGTCGCTCTCCCGAAGGTCGCGTTGACCGGCGCAGCGAAAGCGGCGGCTGAGAAGCAAGCCGCAGCGTAAGGTAGTCGAGAACCGTAGCCCCCAGTTCCGATTCTCGATTGCCCAGAAGGCCACCGTACCCAATCACGGTGGCCTTCGCCTTATTTGGGAGGATAACATGGCGAATGGTGTTCCCTGCGAAATTTGTGCCTGGACCGAAACGGCTCACGACATGGCGGTCAAGTACAAGAAAAAGAAGTGGTATCGGCAATGCCTACATAGGTATAAGCCCCAATCTGGGAAAAGATTAAAGCGCCACATATTAAAGATATCTTGACAGGCCGCCCCCGGCGTGCTACACTATCTGCACGGTCAAATCCATGACCGGTGCAACGAGTGTAGAACATGAAGATGGAAACCCTACTAGAACTCAGTAATGTGTGTGGTTCCCTATCCCGACTTGCAGGGGATATAAGGGACCAGACCAACCAAGTGGTTGCCACCAACGATCACATCGAAGTGATCAAGCACTACGACAAGCTGCGGCAGGTAACTGCCTTGATCAAGGAATCCCGCGAAGTCCTCAGCCAGATCGAGGAAAAGCTGTCGCGAGAACATGTGCCCGATGTAATGAGGGCGCACAATATCCGCAACGTCACCATCGAAGGAGTCGGCCGCGTTACCCTCGGGACGCGCTGGTCTGCTTCCATGCCCGACAAGCAATCCGGGTTCGAATGGCTGCGCAGCAATGGTCACGGCGGAGTAATCCAGGAAACTGTAAACGCGCAGACCCTCGGCGCGCTGGCCAAAGAACTGAACAACGACGGAACCGACCTCCCGGCTCCGATCTTCACAACGAACATCATGACGTACACAAGCATCACGAAGGTGAAGTAATGAGCAACGATGTAGCGAAGACTAACGCAGGTATTCCTGCGCATTTGGCTCAGTACCAGAAGTCCAAGATCGGCAACGTCGATTCCACCGATCGCATCATTCCGAGAATCAAACTGATGCAGGCAATCTCGCCTGAATTGGTGGATTTCACGGAGGCCAAAGCTGGGCAGTTCTGGCACACTATCGCGCAGCAGAACCTGGGGCCGACCATCAGGGCTGTTCCCATCATCATCCGCAAGTCGTTTGTTCTGTGGGCACCCCGGAATGACGACCGAGGTATTCTGGCCCGCGCGATGGATGGCATTCATTGGGACCCGGCCAACGTCGAGTTCACTGTGAAGCCCAAAGGCTCACCCAATCCAGTAACTTACCACACCAAAGATACGGTGGCGGAATCCGGGCTGGACAAATTCGGCACTTCCATTCCGGGCGATGCCAATTCGCCGCCTGCGGCGAGCCTAACTTACAACATGATGTGGCATTTGGTTGACTTCCCAGAACTCAGCCCTTCCATCATCATCAACACGCGTTCCAGCGTCAAGCCGATGCAACAGTTGCTGTCCAGGATCGATTCCAAACCAGTCCCACACTTCTGCCAGCTTTACACCATCGGCTCCGTCCAGCAGAAAGGCGCTGAGGGTCCCTACTTCAACTTTACTTACACCGGGGCTGGATACGCCGACGAGAAGACGGCGGAAATCTGCAGCGAAATGTACGACCAGTTCGGCAAGGAGGGCTGGCGTGCTAACGACGAGAGCGATGAGGAACCCGATAAGCCAGCGTTCGACAACACTACCGCCGGCAAACGGATGGACGGGGATAATATCCCGTTCTAAGCGCGCCCCTACTTGGAGTGGGCGCAAATGCCCACTCCCATTTTTATGGAGTGTCGATGAAACAGCTAATCGATCCGGAGCTAGCCTTGCGGCTAATCCGAGAGGCCAAAATTCTAGCCTTCGATACGGAGACTACTGGAATAGATATCCACAGTAAGGTGTGCGGTTGGGTGATAACTAATGAAGATCACTCAATTTATGTGCCCGTTAGGCACGAAGCAGGGGGGAACATACCAAATGTTGAGGAATTCGAATCTGAGTTGGCAGCGGCTTTCAGAACTAGGGGGGAACGTGGTCTACGTACTTGTGGCCATAACTTGGGTTTTGATTTGCGCATTAGTCTTAGGCATGGCGTTGTACTTACTTCTCCATTAGAAGACACGATGATCAACGAGGCGATCATCAGCGACATAACCCCGAGCTACAGCTTAGAAGAGTGTGCCCTTCGCCGCAAGGTAACATCCAAGAAGGGGTCAGAGGTATACGCGCTATTAGCGCAGCGATTCGGTGGTATCCCAGACCGCAAGCAGATGAAGTTCTTTTGGCGGTTAGAGGGCGACCACCCAATCGTAGTGGATTATGCCACTGGCGACGGCATAACTACCCTCGAGCTATGGAGAGCGCAGCAGCCTATCCTGGACAATGATGAGTTGCGAATACCGTGGCGATTAGAGTGCGATCTGTTGCCTTACGTGGCGAGGATACACCATCGAGGATTGAAGATCGACTCCGAATATTCCGGCCGGGTGGTCGGGGAAATAGGCGAGGCCATCGCTGAGGCGAGCAAGGTATTTGTGCCGGGGTTCAACGTCCGCTCACCTAAAGCAGTCGAGCAACTGTACCGAATTAATGGATACACCGATGACAAATTCTCGCGAACAAGCACCGGGGCCATATCCTTCACTGAAAAGTGGCTCGGGACTAACGATATCGGTAACACAATCCTATCAGTTCGGAGATTGGAGAAAGCGCGCGATAGCTTCATCACCCCTCTTATCGACACGCACAACGTTGAGGGTCGCGTCCATCCAATTCTTAATCAATCTAAATCAGACGATTACGGAGTAGCCGGTGTTAGATTCTCCTGCTCTGAACCTAACCTGCAAGCTTTCCCTAAACGGAACATTGAAGTCGGCAGAGTTGTTAGAAAGCTCGTTATTCCCGATGATGGCTTCGTTATTGAGGAGGCTGACGCCAAACAACAAGAGCCTAGATTATTTACTCACTATTCAAACGACCCCGCGTTGGTTGATGGATACCGAAATGGTACAATGGATATCCACGACAGAGCATCTCAATTGCTTAATCTGGACAGAGATACAGCTAAGCGAATGGCGATGGGCATGCTAACCATGATGAGCCCGCCTACGCTTGCGGGACACATGGGTTGGGACTTGGAGCGGGCACGCGCGGCACATCGAACATTCCTATCCGACGCCTTCCCAATGATCAAGACGTTCCAGGATCAAGCCGTGCTGGTGTTTAGGAGGAGAGGGTATGTTAGAACTATCCTCGGGCGACGTGCTTATTGTGACGACCCAAAATTCTCCTATCGTGCCGTGTCTAGAATCATCCAGAACGTCGGTGGAGAGCATCTTAAGATGTGCCTATTACGCTCCTGCCAGTACGAAGACATCTTCCCTGGACAGTTCCAGGTCCTACTCACGATTCACGATAGTCTTTTATGGCAGCGGGACCCAAGTCACGATCCTAAAACAGTTATCGGGCTGATCGAAGATGTGGCCCACGAGCTAAAATTGAAGGTTCCCATCCCATTTGGCCTTGGCTCCGGTAAGGATTGGGCTAGGGCTTCCTACGGCGACAAGCTAGACAAATACGAGGAATAAATGGCATACCGTCAAGGCGACCCAACTGTCGAGTTGGAGGCACGCATCGAAGTAACCACGGCTAAGGCTTACCTAATTGAACCGGTTATGGGGATGAAGAAGGAAGTATGGTTACCAAAATCTCAGACGGTTTCAATGTCCGACGCCGACGAGAACGGTAATCGCACATTCGTAGTCACCGAATGGTGGCACAATAAAGCAGAGCTAGGAGAGTAACATGCCGAAATTCAGAAAGAAGCCGGTTGTGATCGATGCGACGCAGTGGTTCAAGAATGGCGACCATCCCCTCGACTATTCTGAGAGCCGCATCAGCGTTGAAAACGGACAACCCGTAACCCTATCCGGGGAGGAAGCCGCCAAGCGAAAATGGGAAGGCGGTTTGGTTCGCTACTTCCGACGCCCCGACGTTCATGGACTCGATTATTGCAAACACTGCAACGTGATTATGAATGCGCACGGCTGGATCGATACTAAAGAAGGCGGGCACATCGTATGCCCCGGCGACTGGATCATCACCGGCGTTCAAGGCGAAAATTACCCCTGCAAGCCGGACATTTTTAAAGCAACTTACGAGCCAGTTAATGAATGAGTCCGACGTTAAACGTAAAATGGTAAGATCGGTGCGCGAATCCAACGGTTACGCGCGCCGCATCGAGGACTCTTACGGGGTGGGCATATTGGATATGATCTTCATCCCATTTGGATTGCCGGTCATGTTCGCGGAGGTCAAGATTATCCGGGGGTCCACATTCGGACCATCGCTAAGGCAACAGGTAGAACTAGAGAGGATCAAATACGTAAGTCACAATACGGGCCATGCCATTCCTATGATGATAGGTTATAAAGATGGTGTGTATTACTTCCACGAACCGGCGATGACGATCAAACCAGAGGAATGCTTCTCGGTTACCACCAGCGACATGTCGTTCCACGACCAGCTAGTTCAATACTACAACTCAAGGAGAAAGTGATGAAGAAGAAATCAGAGCCAGCCAAAGAAATCGAGCAAGTAAAGCCCAAGCATAGCGAAGCTATCCTCAGCGAAGCCCTACAGGCGGTTAAGAGCAAGGGCGTCGAGCACGGCGATGCCGAAGCACTATTCACCATGGTGGCGGAATTGTGGTCGGTGTATATTCGCCACGCCTGCATTGTTCGCGGTTGGACCGAAGTGACCGCCGACGAAACAGCCCAAATGATGGTCCTGCTTAAGATCGCACGTTCGGTGCACGGCAACGGCAAGGATAATTATGTCGATGCCGCTGGTTACACCGCCCTCGCAGCGATGCTCCAAGGCAAGGTGCCAAATGACAACAGATAGTGTTATAATACAGGATACCGGAGTCCATTGTGTGGTGGACGGCCAATTCGGGTCTACTGGCAAGGGAGCCTTAGCCGCTTGGGTGGCTGATTACGCCCTAAGACACGACCTGGCCCATCACTTCTCCGGCGCTATTTATAGCGGTGGTCCCAACAGCGGGCACACTTTCTACGCCGATAGTGAACAAGTGGTGGTAAAGCAACTGCCTTCATTTGCCGCCTATCTGTATATGAAGGGCCATATCCTCCCGGCATATCTGTCGGCTGGCGCGGTTATTGATCCGGTTATCCTCAAGGAAGAGGCCAACCGATTCCCAAATCTGCCTATATTCGTGCACCCTAACGCCGCGATAGTCACAACAGATGATAAGCTAGCGGAACACAGCGGTTCTATAGCCGCAGTCGCAGGTACCAGAAGCGGCACTGGATCAGCATTATCAAATAAGATATTGCGGATTACCGGAGCTATCGCCGGCAATTCGCTGTGCAACATTGCACCCAATGTGATAATACAGAATCACCGACTGAAGCCGGAGCAACACTCTTATTTTATGGAAGTAGCCCAGGGGTTTAGTTTGGGGATCAACTCCCCGTTCTATCCCAAAGTGACCAGCCGCGAATGCACCGTCATGCAAGGATTGGCGGATGCCCGCATTCCTCCTAAAATGCTGAGCGAAGTATACATGGCAATCCGTACATTCCCCATCCGGGTGGGCAATGTGGATGGTCATTCCAGTGGTAATTGGTACCCCGACCAACAAGAGGTAAGTTGGAAGGACCTAAATGTGGAGCCCGAGCTTACCACGGTAACGAAGCGTGTTAGGCGCGTCGCAACATTCTCCATGCAACAATTCTACGAAGCTTGCTACGCTAATGACCCAAGCTTTGTGTTTGTAAGTCACATGGATTATCTAAGTGACGCCGACCAGAAATCGCTGGTGGACAGCTTGAGGCAGGCTAGGGAAGATATGAAGAAGAACTTTCTGTTTCTGTTCGGATACGGGCCAAGAGTAACTGATGTTAGCTCTAATCTGATGGCCAAACAGGGTGAACTATCGTTCTTGTAATGGGAGGAAGCAATGCCGATCAGCGTCTTTATACAAGTTCCTGACTCTATAGCGCAATATAGAGAGCACTTACACGAATTCTTCATGGGGATGATACTTAAGTTGGATAAGAACTCCCACAAGGAGACTCCAACCAAAGAGACTATTCCCAAAATAATGGACCTGCTCCGAATGGAAATAGCAGAATTCGAGGAGCAGATGGATAAGGACAAGTTTGATGAAAACTCGCTGATCGAATTGATGGATCAGGCGAACTTTTCATTCCTAGCTTATGTCGCATTACGTATGCAAGGAGTAGAACATGGACCAAAATGAATCGCTATTACACGAGTTGGACGACCGGCTTAGCGTAGTCAAGCGTTGGGGTATAGTAAGAACTACCCAGACGCAATCCGTGGCGGAGCATTGTTTCAACGTGCAGCGAATATGTATGAAGCTGGCTCCATATTTCGGCTTAGTAGACTACGAAGAAATGTTTGAACTGTCCCAAGCGGCGCTTCATCATGACGATGACGAGGCCGTTATTGGTGATATTCCGTCCCCCGCAAAAGCTTATATCAACGCCAACGAAAAGGTACTTGACGTCAGCGCGACGGCGTGGTATACTGATGCTAGCGATCAGGTCAAAATGATAGTGAAGCTGGCAGACATGCTGGAGGCTTACCATTTCTTGGCTATGGAAGCCAACCTGGGCAACCATTACACTCGGCTCCATCGGTTGACCCTAAGAAATGCACTATTACACTACATCGAAACCCACAACATTACTATTAGAACTCTATGCATTCGATGGATGAATCAAGTGGACGGCGAACCAAGTAGGGTACATCATGCAACTGCTGGAAGTTCAACGAAAAGCACTACAGTCCTCTTGGGGTAAACCTGGGTTTGCCTTCTACATGGAGATGGGTCTAGGGAAGACCCTTACCGCACTCACCGAATTTCTGGACTTAGTTGAACAGGGCAAAGCTACCCGGATGGTGGTTATATGTCCAAACAGCTTCAAGACTGGTTGGCTAGATGAAATCGGAAAGCATGGGTTAAAAGTCCACCCACACATTTTCAACTCCGGTTCCGATTATGAAAATGGCCAGTTCTTGAAGTTCAGATACAACAAGCCGCCCGTATTGATCATCAATTACGAAGCGATCCGGAAGGATCACGTAATGCAGTATATAATATCATTCACCAATAATCGTGATTGTATGTTGGTGGTGGACGAATCCATCCAAATAAAGACGTACAATAGCTTGCAGACTAAGGCCGTATTAGCTATGGCCGGTCTATTCAAGTATCGCCGCCTATTATCTGGCAAGCCCGTTACCCAAGGTCCCCACGATCTTTGGGCGCAGATGAAGACAATAGGCGCTGTGAGTACCAAATACTTCCCATTCAAGACCACGTTCTGCCGGATGGGTGGGTTCCGAGGCAAGAAAGTTGTGGGCGCGCAGAACGAGGAGTTATTAGCCTCTACCATAGAGAAGTTTATATTTAGGGCGTCCAAGAAAGACTGGACTGATTTGCCCGATAAGATGTACACTTCGCGTCAATACCAGCTAACACCAAAATTAGAATCCATGTATAGAAGTATGGAGGATGAGTTTGTTCTTTGGCTTAACGAATCTGAAATCGTCGCGGTGGAAGCTTTCATAACGAAATATATAAAGCTGGCCCAGATACAATCTGGGTTTATAATCAAGGAAGATGGCACCATCCAAGAATTGGTACCCCCCGAGGAGAACCCACGGTTCCTATTGGTACAAGAATTGGTGGAGGAAGCGCCGGGTAAAGTTATAGTTCCATATATTCATCGATACACGCTCAGCCTGTTACAGCGATCCCTGGCTGATTTCAACCCGACATTTATAAGCGGCGGAATGACGCCGGAAGAAATACAGGCGAACAAGGACAAGTTCAACAACGACGAAGACTGCCAAATAATTCTAGTCCAATCCCGCGCCGGGAAGTACGGACACACTCTTCTCGGAGGCCCGAGCGAAGAAGATAAGTGCAGTACGATGGTATTCGCTGAGAATTCCTACTCTCTAGACGATAGAAGCCAAATAGAAGACCGAATGCACCGTCATGGACAAACAAAAAGTTGTCTGTATATTGACGTGTGGGGAACACAGCTTGACCATAGGGTTACGATGGCTTTGCAAGCTAAGGAAAACATCGCGCAAGCGGTGTTCCAGTTTTTCAAGAAGGATCAATAGCCGCGTTCTTCTTCCAACTCTTCCATCAGAGTTCTGCGGATGCCGCTGGACAGTTTGTCCTTGCCTGTCTTGCTTAGTATCCCCTCGTATTTCGGATGCTTAAGCAACATGCGGCGTAAGTTTTCAACACCTTCTTTGGTGCCTTGCTTAGAAGTATAATGAAGGGCACCCGACAAGGCAGGCATTCCAACCATAGTGCCTAATGCCGCCCAAAGATCGCCTGACCCCACTCCCGCGCCCAATGACGCCCCCATCGTATTCGCCTCAACGAAATCCCCTGCCCTCTTAAATCCCCGAGTAGCCGGATCACCCTTCACAATTTCCCCTAGAGCTTCCTTCCCTTCCGGCCTAAATCCGCGTGGATTTACCTTGGCGATCGCATCTTGGTATTGTGTCTGTGTGCCGCCTTGACGTGTATTCTCTACGTCCATGACAGCTTTTTCTACACGTCTAGCCGGGCTTGGATTCTTCCCCGGCAGATTAGCCGGATTAGCTGGAAGTAGCGAATCATCAATGCCCTTCCACCATTTGGCCGCTCGGTTGCCTAGACCCGCCATCGCGTGCGACGCACCCGATCCCGCCGCGCCGGACAGCAGCCCGATGCCCGCTCCGCCCGGTACGGACTCGCCCGCTGCGAGCGCCGATATCCCGCCCTCGATGGCACCCTGAGCGCCAGAGCCAACTAAATTCAGCGCGCCGCGAGCTATCTTCCCGCCGCCCAGACGTCCCAATGTTCTAGCTAAGCTAATTGGGTTCGCTCCGCCAGCCGCCATGTCAATAGGAACAGAATAGGGTCCAAGCCTATCGCGGGCAACAGCTACCTCTTGCTTTCGATCGCCACCAAACATGTAATCCAAACCAGCCGGAATTGTTCCGAGCGTATATGAATCTACTCCTGCCTTAGCTATGTCGTCCACGGCCATAAGTGGCTTAGCCCAAAGCGGAGCCTCCTGTAGTTCGGCACGACCTTTGGCTTTGGCTTCTTTCAACAGCCGATCACTAAGCTTCTTGCCAGCTTCTTCCTGGCTGTCTGCTGTTACTTCGTATACCGATCCGTCAGGACGGGTAACTGTATATTCGCCCATGACTATTTGATCCTCCGAACATCATCGCCCTTAACTTTGGTGTCCCTGTTCTCAAGCCTCAGCATTTCTTTACTCATGGCTTCTTGATAAAGCTCAAAAGCCTTTACTTCGTCACCTTTAGCCAAATCCTTAAAATCATTTTCAGCTAACACAGCCATTGAAGCCCTAATTGCACGCAATCCCTTAAGTATAAGGTGGTCACTCTGACCTGGATCAATACTTCGGATGGATGCTGTCAACATTTTATTCTCAAAGTCTGAAACCGGACCAAGCGCGGCACCCGTTTTAGAAGCATCGCGCATTGATTGTAACTGTCTGAAAGCAACGATAGCGTCGATTGTCTTTAACTGTGCTCTCGCATTGGTAGCCGGAGTAGAACCAAACATAGTAAATGGTTGAGAACCGAATCCGGTTGCCGGAGAGTAGAATGGTGCCTCCTTCATCTC